GCAGGATTAAGCGTTAAGGATAAGAATTTCTGAAGAAATACTGATCCTTTGCTCAATGCTTGGGCTGCAGAAATAATATAACCATTGCCGGCAGGCAGATAATCATATCTAGTAACATGTGGAGCTTGGTTACTAGTTCCCGAAAACATGTATTTCTTGCGAAAAGATCCTCTCTGCCCAGCGAAACATGGAGTAAACCATGAACTAAAAGCGGTAGGGGAAGCAGTGATTTGTGTAGAATTAACAGTTAAATCAATACCGTCAGGATCATATCCCGAATAATAAGGCATATTCTTATTACGCAACACATTAATACGGACGTCATCATCTTCAGCCGCTTCAGGCAGCCAATATCGCGTATACGTATAACGTTTACACAATTCCCGTATTGATGAGGGAGGATCACCATAATAAACCAAATAAGTCTGGTCGTTAGGATCACTTTTTGATGCAATGGACACTAATTCTCCTGACGCTGTAGGCTTATCAGAGAGTGTTTCAGTACTGGAACCTGATTGAGACGCCAATAATTCAGGAGGAGGTGCTTTAAAAAGATGAATATTATGCATCTTTGAATTTGTTGGGCCAGCAAATTTTATATCATCACAAGCTGATACAAAAACATTGATAGAAATAGGAGCGTCAATACTAGGACTAACAAGGTCATTAAGAACTGCTAATTCCAGTATTCCGTTTCCTTGTGTTGTATTTCCAACTATTCTACTATTAGCCGAAAAATTACTGCCAGCAGAATATGGTTCCCCACATTCTTTCCACGGTGCGGACTGACCCCAACCTACAACAATTTCAAAATCATCAGTTTCTGCAATATCAATTACTCGAGAATAATTTGTATTATAAGAAACTTCAGATCCTAGTTGGTTTGGATCCCAACGAACCAAAATCCTACCCTTATGGAAATCACTTTTAACTACTTGAAATCGGAATTTCAAAGAACCTTGCCAAGATTCAAAAGCAGTCGCAACAGCAGCCAAAGGAGTCATATGAATTTCTCCTTGAACATTATCCAAT